TAAAAATCAAATCTTAAAGGTGACGTTCCTACGAATGCTTTAGAAGCGAAGAGGATTAACACACCAATAAGATTTGATTCATAAGAGCCTCAAAATTTTTCAATCCTAAGCAAAACCCTTATGATGCTCCTTATAAATCCTTGGCGTGCACGCCACAAGAAACTGGGAAGACGTTGTTTCTACTTGTTGCAGTTACCCTTTTTACTATAGGATAAAATCCCGTGCGATCAACTCTTGCGAGAGGGTAACTGCAATATCTTTAATTAGATAATGTTATAAACTTCAATCGGATTCAACTTCAAAGTTAAAGCAGCAACATTACTTAATTTGTAATCGCGCATGATAACTTCATTTTCTCTTGAAACACCTTGATGCTCAGCATTTGAATTTGATTCTTTCAAATACATTGCAATTTCAGTTTTTGCAATTGGCGCACCGTCACAAAAGTATTCTGACTTTGCGATTTGCTTTCCGAAACGAGCCTCAACATAAACATTCCCTTTATGTTGAACTAAACAAGTTCCTTGAATTTTTTCTCCCCATTTACGTGCATGCGGAACAAACACTGGAGTTTCTTCCAAAGATTTGTTTTCTTTTTCACGTTGAGTATTTACGCTGTTTGCATAAATAAAATTCAAAGTAACTTCTGAAACAGTTTTTTTAGTCAAACGACCGTAAAAAGGATTTCCGCCTTTATTCATTGACGGCTCAGTGATAGTAGTGATAGTTGCAAAAGTTGCAGTTCTCAATTGAGCTAATCTAACTTGCAAATCGATGATTGTGATATTTTTCATGTTTTTATATTTTTGGGTTATTATTAATTTCTAAGATAAAGATACGTTGTTAGCCGTAAACTTCCTCCCTTAAAACACATAAAATTACAAGAAATCTGTAACTGCTTGATAATCAATAAGTTAAAATTACAAGCTTCTTGAAAGCCTTATAAACAGTGCTTTAAATTCAGCTAAGTTTTCCACTGTACCTAATACAGAGAAAATAATAGTTTGTTTAGTAGCGTTATAAAAAAAGCTTTCGTTAGTTTCTCTATCCAAGCTTTCAATATCAACATCGCATTGCGCACACATAGCTGCAAGCAATCTCCTAATATCAACATTTATAGCACAAGTGAAATCCGCTTTGTAACGATAAGTTTTTTGTTCTGTATATTCGCGATAACGACCATCGCTGTAACCACTATAACCTCTATATGCTCTTTCATGTTCTTGTTTCATTTTATTCACATGGTCACGAAGAGCGTCTTCCATTGAAGAATAAGACTTGGGAGGTTCTTTATATTGGGGCTTCTGATTTTGATAAGAAGTTTGAGTAACTCCTAATTCTCTTTCGGTTATAGAGTATTTGGTAATGAGTGTTTTAACCTTGAGCTCAATAGTTTCAGCGGCTCCAGTATTACCTAGTTTCCGTTCGCTAGCTCCCAAAGCTTTTAATTTAACTACTTTAGTTATAATGACAGTGCGTTCTTCCATAATATAAAGATATATGTTAAGGGGTAAACTTTTAAACTTTTATTAGGTATTTATAGTAAATTAAGTCACAATGTCAAGAGAAAAAGATCTAGCCATAGCTATCCTTACTGAAAAGATACAAAAACTAACTAATAAGAAGATTACCTTAGAGGAAGCTAGTATAGACAGTCGTGGAAATATTAAAGGAATTAAAGGCGTTCCAAAGTTGCCTTTAAAAATCGACGCTCAACCACACGCTAATGGAGTAACTCTTTATTTTGACCAGGATATTTTACGTTCTGCTAAAAAAATAGAAAAAATTGAATTAGCTATTCAAGAAGTAGCTGAAATTTTGGGAATAGATATTGGTGCTTGGGATTATTGGAGCAACAATGATAACGAACACGCGCCTGGGACATTTTGGATTAATTTAGGTACAGATAATAATCTTTGGGTAAACAACATTCCAAAACCCATCTCGGTAAAATTCGCTGAGTTAGTACAAGACAAATACAATAATGTTCAAGAATCATTACATGAGTCACATGACGATTGTCATTGTGGAGGTTCTTGCTGTACTGATAAAGAAAGCTTAAAAGAAGATGCTAAAGATGACCAAAGAATAAGTGATATTCAATCTAAGTCAGGTGGAAGTGGTTGGAAAGCTGCAGAGTTAGCTCGACAAATGGCTGATAAAATAACAACTCCAGACAAAGCTTATAATCGTTATATAGCAGCAGTAACTGTGTTTGGGAAAGATTCAAGGGTAGCTAATATCTTTTTAGATAGAGCAAAAAAATTAAATCATGCTACAGGAACAACAGTAGCAAATGATAGAGACGAAGCTCAACATAAACAATGGGAACAAGCTCGTCAAGAAGCTTTATTAAGAGCAAAAGTAAAAGCAGATAAGTTTATAAAAATATTTTCTAAAAGATACCCAGATTATCCTTTATCAGTAACAACAAGCAGCCCAGTTCAATATCAATCTGGAGATGGAAAAACATTATATGTTAGAATTGGTGGAGATATTAGTCGTTTAACAAAAGGTTTATCTGGTTTAGGCGATAGAAGAGTAGTTTCAAGAATGCATGGTGCGATAAGAAGAATAGCCGACTTAACCGGAGGTTATTATGACTTTAATTATAGTAAACCTTTTGTAGCGTTTAATGGAAGTAAAGCGGCTAACGAATCTATTATAAAAGAAACATATGTTGATTCTCCTAAACAAGTTTGGAAAGTAATCGGTAAAAAAGTTGGTTCCGGAACAATATCATTTGATATTCTTACCTATAAAGATTCTTTAATGAAAATGAAACCAGAGTTACAAAAGGAATTTCCAGAAGGTTTTGAAATAAGTTTTGAATGGGTATCAAGTCCTAAGATTTATAAAGACAGTAATTTATTTAAAAATGAATCTACTTTAAAGGAAGGTACTTGGGCATTAGGAAGTTTAGCCGATTTACTAGCTATTAAAAGAGAATTAAAACTCTTCAAAGATAAAGTTTATTCGATATCTGGAGACGATGAATTCTTTGATGGTTTAGATGCAGCTGCTACTAGATTAGATATTCTTATCGCTTATCGCAAGAAATATAAACGTTAAACTATTCCTTTAAGTTCTACCTTTTCCTTTAAGGCTTCTATTGTATGACCACAAGAAGCACCTTTCTTCATATTCTTCTTAGCAGCAAGTATTTGTAAATTGCAAGGATGTGCAATTAAGAAAGGGTCTATTTTTTGTTTGAAGCCTTCTGATATAGAAAATATATGGTCCACATGATTTACTTTCATATGTCTTACTGATAAATTAGGATTTATCATATTCTTAAAAAGGTCGTAATTCCTTTCTGTTAAAGCTCTAACAAAAATAGTATAATCTTCTTTATTCGTTAATAGCTCTTGATAATTATCCCTATAATGTTCGAAGCTAACTAAATTCATGTTTATCATTTCTTTCTTACATCTAAGAACATAACACCACAAGTTAAACAAACAAAGTTTTCGGAAGTAACCCAAGAAGAGAATCCTGGACCCATAATACCATTACTATCGCGTTGTTGAGATAAATGAATATTTGTTCCTTTACAACAAGGACAAATTAAACCTTCTAGTTTAGCTTTTAATTCACAATGGCGACACGGCTTCATGATATCTACATCTTCACCACATTTCTCGCATTTCTTATAGTCTGTTCTATTCCACAACATTCTTTTTCTTTTTATTAATTAACTTGAAAACTTCCATTGTCATATTACTATTACCGAAGCTTTCCATATCTTTACCGTCTATCGCTTGAGTAATATTAAACATTTTACTTTTTAATACATCGAACATGATACTATCTATTGTTTCATCATAAATTGGATAAAGGATGTTAACTAATTCAGTTTGCCCAATTCTATATAACCTATCCTCTGCTTGTTGCATTACTGCTGGGCTCCATGATAAGTCATTCATAATAGCAACTGTAGCTTTAGTTAAAGTAATACCAACAGAAGCAACCGCAAAATTACAAATCATTACTTTAGGGCCATGATTAGATTGAAACGCATCTACTCTTCTTTGTCTCTCTTGCAAATCTAATCTTCCATCTAATGTTAAACAATCTTTTCCTAATTGTCCAGCTAAAGTATCTATCACATCTAAGTAATTTGTAAACACTACAACTTTCTTCCCCGCTTCAATTGAATTATTAATTAATTCTAAAGTAGAACCATCAACAACCTTTTGCATAGCAGTAAACTTTCTATAAACAGCTAACTCAACAAACGCTTCTCCTCCTTCTCCAAATTCTTTTCCATAATCTGCATGTAAAGGGTCCAAGCTTTCATTATATTTCTTATCATAATAAACATCAACTGCTTGGTCATAGCGTTTTCTTTCTTTAGTATCTAACTCCAAATACATAGGAGTTCTTACCTTTGCAGGTAGATCTAACACTTCTTCTTTTTTCCTTCTTAGAACAACGTTTTGTGTCTTATAATGTAATTCTTTTAAGTTAGAAGCTCCATTATAATCATAACCCCATTGAGTAAGCTGACCTCCGCAATATTGTTGGCCATATACTTGTTTATTCTTTCCTAATTCATGTTTACAAATCTTTAATAGATTATAAAAGTCAATAGGCTTATTAGCCATAGGAGTTCCTGTCAATAACCAAACACGTTTAGATTTAGTAGCTATCTTAGCAAATACTTTGCTTCGTTGACTTTGCATATTTTTACAATAGTGGCACTCATCAGCAATAACTAATTCAAACTTATGTTTAATAATCTTATCTTGGAACTTCTTTAATCCTTCGTAGTTAATAATAGTAAACTTCTTAGGAACCCAATCTTTATGTATGACAGAAACATTCTTATCAAAAGGAATAATTTCTTTAGCCCAATTTAATTTAAGAGAAGCAGGACATACGATTAATACTTTATCAGCTTTCAATTCTAAAGCAGCAATAATAGATTGTAAAGATTTACCTAAACCCATATCATCTCCTAAGATAGCTTTCTCTTTATTCAAAAGCCAATTGATTCCTAAACGTTGAAAAGGATACGGAGGGCGCATAGCATACTTATCCCATTTTATTGGAAACTCTTTTATTTTCTCTTCTACAATGGTTTTATCATCCATTTTAATAGCATGAGTCAATATCATCTTCTTACCTATCATAATTTGAGTAAAAGATAATTCTTCTTCAGCTAAGACTAAACCTCTTAAAGTATTAAGATAAAGGTTGTCTCCATCATAATCTTTGAGGCGTTGAATTAATTCTTTGGTGTTCATGCGAAAAATTTATTATATACTTTATCCCAGAATGAGATAAATTCAGATGAGAAAAGATTTTTATAAAGGTTATATTCAGCTTCGGTATTACAAATGATTTTAACTTCTTTAAACCCAAAACTTTCAGCGTTACTAATTAATAGTTTAATAAATTGTTTTACTAACTTATTATCAAACTCTCCACATATCCTTTCAGGAACAGGAGTCAAAGCAATCTTTCTAATAGTTTGTTGATGCGTAGAGTAATCATTAATCAAAGCTAATGAATAATTAACAGCAGAAAGAAACAAAGTATTCTTATTGTCTTTTTCTTCTTTGTTTCTATAATTTGGAACAACACAATGACAAAGCTTTTTGAAAGGAAGTATCCCTGCATTAGTTAATACAGCTTCTCCCACAGGAATAGCTTTTGTACCATCTGCAATCTTTCTTCCGAATTGAGCTAAAGCTCCTTGGCATTCTTTATAAATTCCAGAACCGCCTTCCTTATGTATTTCCATAAAGTTCGGGTCGCCTCCAGATAAATCAGAAACAGTCCAATTAAAAAGGATGTCTGACTTTTCTTCTTTGAGAGAATTTTGGGTAACTATAAAAGTTATATTACCGGTCTTATATTTAAACATTAGGATACTTACAGGTTTATTATTAAATTTAGTAAATAAATACCTTAAATACAATGAAAAAACTCTTTACAATTGCTTTATTACTTACAAACAGTATAATGTCTGCACAATGCCCAGATCAAATTCAAGATCAAGGGAATAATAACGCAGCAGTTGTTGTTTTAAACTTTTATGATGCTTCAGGTGTTCTCTTAGGAACTTGTACTTGTAACTTGGCAGGTAGTTCTGGTAACTTAAACTGCCCTAGCACTTGCGCTTTCTCTATTCCAGGCACAGGATTCAACACTGTTACTATGAATGGTTGCACTTATACAAACGGAGGTATTTTAATCACACCATTACCAATTGAATTAGTTGATTTTCATTGTGAAATAAAAACAGATAATATAACTCTAGTTTGGGTTACAGCTACAGAAACTAATAATCAAGAGTTTCAATTGCTGAGAAGTATAGATGGCATTAATTGGATTAAGGTTGCAACCAAAGCAGGAGCAGGGTCGTCTAATACACCTATAATGTATAGTTTTACAGATTACCCTTCTTTTACAAATATTTATTATTATAAGTTGGTCCAAAAAGATTATGATGGAAAAGAAACTATTTCTAAAATAACCACTTGTAGTTTTACATTGACAACGACGCCAGGAGTAACAATTACTTATTACAATATGCTTAATCAAATAGTTAATATCAATAATGCGAGCAAAGGATTTTATATAAAAGAATATACAAATGGTTCTTTTACTAGAAGAGAAATGTATTTCCACCCTTAATTCCTTTTTTAAACTTATAAGAAAGCCCTAAATCCTAGGGCTTTTTTTATTCCCCACACTTGCGAAATTTAATTGCTAAATGTTGATATTTAAAAGAAATATAACATAAATGGCATTATTAGATATCACACCAGAAGAATTAAATGAATTGTATGAATTTATACAAACTTTACTAGGTGGAGAAGATGTGGATGTTGATATTACTGAAAAAGAAATTAGAGTTCTCGCAAGAAGAGCTTTAAAAGATTACTTATTTGAAATACAACAATGGCAAATACGTAATCAATTCTCTAATATCGTAGGTTCTAGTGCTGGATCAGATTTTACAAATAAGTTTGTTATGGATAACGGAATGATCGCTCAACGTATTAGTGATTGGTTTGCCGCTATGCAACGTGTAGGAGGTAAAATTCCTTGGAAGAAAGATTACTTCACATTAGAAAACGGAAGACAAGTTTATGATTTATCTGCAGAATCATCTGCTCCTTATTTACCAGGAACTAGAAGAATACATAGAATTATGTGGTATGCACCTCCAGAGATCTTTGGTAGTGCTACAGTAGTTGGAGATTTAACAAACTCTTCTTTATTCTCTTTTGGACAATCTGGATTAAGTTTTGGTAACTCTCCTTTGATGTACTTAGGTAATTTAATGGATGTGGTTTTAATGTCTCAAGCATTAGAAATGAGAAGTAAAGTATTAAGAAGTGAATTCTTTTACAACATATCAGGAGATATGGTAGAACTAACTCCAATGCCAGGCAGACCATCAGCAATGGCTTTTGGAGAAGGTGCAAAAGTATTTTATTATTACATTGACGAATCAGATCCTTCATTCTTAGGTTTAACAAATCAAGATGATACAAACGTATTGATAGCTAACCCTACACAAGTAAAGATTACAAATATTCCTTATGGACAATTAAACGATATGTCTAAGAGTTGGGTTGATAATTATTCTTTGGCTTTAGCAAAATATGTACAAGCAGCTAAATGGAGAAGAGTAAGAACAATTGCTTCACCTAATAGTGAATATCAAGTAGAATTTGATTATGCTTCTTTAATAGAAGAATCAAAAGCTATGCAAGACGATTTAAAGCTTAAACTAAATGATCAATTGTTGATGTATTTAGATACACAGAAGATGATGGAAGATAAATTATCAATTATGAAGAACGCTTCTGACATTAATAAGCTAAGTCCTAGAAAATTCTTTATTGGATAGCCCTGGCAATATAAAGAATAATGAACAGAATCAAACAAATACAAATAACCTTACTAAAGGAAAAAATTGAAAAACTAACGGGAAGTAGTGTGACTTTATCTGAAGCGACTATAAAACGTTCTAAAAATGGTGATTATGATAGTCTTGGCATAAAATATAAAACATCAAAAGGCGCTTTAAACGGAATATCGATTAGTTATGGAGAGTGGCTGCCAGAGCAATATATAATATCAGTTAATCTTTTAGATCCCATGGAAAGGCATTTCCAAATTTTAGGACAAGTATCTTATCCTACAAAGGAAATTATGTTAAAAAAAATGAAACCATTCATTGACTGGTTATTAACAGAACCGGACGCAAAAGCGATTAATCAACGTTGGAAAGAAATGGAAAAGGATTCTTCTTTATATTACGATAATGATGATGAAATTGAACCGGAAGAAGATAAATTTGATAAGCTTTTAATACAAAGGATAAAAGATTTAATAAAAGAGAAAAAGATAAAACATACAGCTATCAAGGATTTTGTTAGAAGTTTTTATGAATGGAAAGATATGTTTGAATTTGATAGTGAAGAGTATTTTTATATGAATGATGAAGAACTTGTGAAAAATGTTTTAAACATGTTAAACTTTCAATGAAAGAATTACAAATACTATTACTTAAAGAGAAGATTGAAAAACTTACTGGTAAAAGAGTAAGGCTTCAAGAATCTCCACAAGATATCTATAATATCATACAGTCTACTAAGGTAGACGAGAATGGTTCATGGGTAGTTGATTCGCAAGACTTTCAATTAAAGTATGACGACAAAGGAGATTTTATGTTTAGCTGGATTTATATGAAGACATCTAAATTTAGAGGAACAGATGTTTTTAAAGCTTTACTTATGATAGCACAAAAAGAAGGAGCAAAGGAAATACATGCTCTAGCTGCTAAAGGAAAAACTAATGATGTATTAGCTAATGGTTATTACACTTTAATTAAATGGGGATTCGTTCCTATTAAAGATATTGATTGGGCAAACAAGTTATTAGGAACACAATACCAATCTTGGGATGAAGCATATTCTGATTCTAAGTTTTTTGAATTATGGAAAGCTAAAGGAAAAGAAGTATATGTAACATTTGATACAACACCTGGATCTTTATCTATGAAGACATTCAGTAAATATAAATAATGGCAGACACACCAAGACCGAGTGAATCCGGCCAAGCATTTTTTGGTTCTAAAACACAAAACTATTTAAAAAAGCTTTCTAGAGAATCTATAGAAAAGCATACAAATACTTCTGTGCTGTTCTTTGCTGTCGATTATGAAAACTCTAAAAGAAATTTCTATGGAGAATTGATAATTAAGAAATGGGTTAATCCAAAAGGTGTTGAAGTTAAAGGTATTATACAATTAGATGAAGGTAGTGATTTAGTTGTTGAGGATATTTCTAATAAGATCTTGACATTAAACTTTAGTTGTTATATTTCTCATTTAAGAGAAATAGGTATTGACCCTCAATTAGGAGATTACTTTGCAACAAAGAATAGAATTTACATGATACATAATAAAACTATATTAGATGCTAATCAAGTTTCTATTATGACAGATGCTGAAGCACTTTATGTGAAATATGAATGCGTACAAGGAGATGATGAGCAATTGGCACCTCCAGGAGCTTTCGACGGCTCTCCATTAGGAACAAAGAATGAGATTAACGGAACTCAACAATGGGATTCGGGACAACCTAAATTATAAATAAATGTCTTTAAGAAAACGTACCAGACTTGAATATCCCTCTGTGTTCTCTAATTTTAACGAAACTAACGAACTGAATCCATCTAACGATGTTGACCCAGAAACTAATTTTGTTTTAAGACCGATTACACTAGAGAATATAGACCAATGCGTATTTGAAGCATTGAATAGAAAGTTTACTGTAGCAAATAAGATATTAAATCTAATACCTTTAGATGCTGAGGTTGCTTCTATGCGCTTTCAAAACCCGCAAGCATTTGATAATGGTAAACAATATTTGAATTTACCTTATTTTACAGTATGGAGATCAGCAGTTAATCCTTTAACAAGAACTTCGTCTACAAATAGACCAACAACTTATATCGTTCCTAAGATGAAACCACAAGGAATAGTATACGAAGAATGGATTATGCCACCACCTCAACTGTTAAAGCTTAATTATACTTTTAAATTTGTAACTACATATAGAGAGTACTTAAATGAGCTAGAAACTCAAATGATGGAATATTTCAAAAATAAAAGAAATGTAATAACATGGGATAGTGAGCGATTTGAAATAATGCCAGCAGAGCAATTTGTGTTAGGGACTATGGAAGCAGTAGATAGAGAGGGGACTAATGGGCAAAGTCTTTATGTAGTAACTTATGAATTACAAGTAATAGCTTACACTAGAGATATTTCGCAAGTTTTAAAAAGAGAACGTCCAAACACTTACTCTATTCAAATAGCAGAGAAGTCTGGACCTACATTGACTAGTATAAATCATACCGAGACAAGAATTCCTATCATAGGCATTGACGATAAAGAACTATAAAGTTGATTAATCGTAGTCGTTTTTGGAATTCGATGATATTTAATAAAAAAGATTAAATCTAATATAAAAAAATAATGGCAATAAGTAAAATAACTAACATTTCTTCAGGTATCTACTTTCGTGAAATTGACCTTACAATTATCACGCAATCAGTAGGAACTTTCGCGGGAGCTATGATTGGTTTAACTGAGAAAGGCCCTGCTTTTCAAATCATGACATCAGCATCTTTTGGGGAACGCGTGACTAGAATGGGTAATCTAAACCCTTTATACTCTAGTTCATATTACGCTAGAGAGTTCCTAGAACAAGCTAATAACTATAAAGAAGTTAGAATTTTAGGTTTAGAAGGTTATAATGAAGTTGTAGGTGAAGGTGGAGCTGATAAAGCTTTCGTTGTTATGTATGACGTAATAGGAGCTGGAACAAGAACACCAGCAGGAACAGGACCTTTTACAAGTCCAGTAATTGCTCCTATGCATTCATTAGCAGCAGTATTAAAACCAAGAAGAACTACATTCACATCTTTCGATGCAGTAGATTATGTATCAATTGGAACTATCTTACAAAGAGATGGTTTAACAGTTGCTGCTACAGATGATTTATTTGCAGTAAACATTAATTATGTAGATACATCACTTAATTTAATTGTTCCTTGTTCATTAAGACCAGAAGCAAAAGAATATATTGGAAAAGTATTTGGTACTTCTCCGAGAGATATGGCTAAAGTTCAAAGCAGAACATCTCCTTTATGGGTTGATTTCGTTTATGATTCTTTAGTATCAAAACCAACAATTGCTAGTACACAAGCTTATTACTACCCAGGAACAGCAACACCAGGTACTCCAGCATTAAGTATTAAAACAGGAGACGTTACAATTCAAACAGCGTTCTCTTACCCAACAACAACTGTAACTAGTATTACAGTTGGAGCTACTACAACAGTATTTGGTGCTTTGCCACTATCTATTGTTAACGGTACTCCTATCTTATTTACAGGAACAGCTATGGCGCCTATTTCTCCTTTAACTGTAACTTCACTAGATGGTGTTACATTATACGCAGGAAACGTTACAGCAGGTGTATCTTGTGATGTTTACGCAGATGTAGCTTTAACAATATTAGTTGATACTACAGGTTCAGTTGACGTTAACGCAGGTGTTGAGACAATAGAACAAGTATTCTTGCCAACATGGGAGTCAGAAGTTATGAATTTAGGTGGAAACACAGATACAGAAGCTATTCCTTTCCAAACTCCTATCACTCCTTGGTTTGTATCTGATGCAGACAGCAATGGTGATGCTCAAAGATTATTTAGAATCTGGAGTATTTCTGATGGAGATAATGCTAACACAGAAATCAAATTAGAAATCTCTAATATCAATCCTGATGGAAATTTAGGAAAAGGATCTTTCGATCTTTATGTTAGACAATTCGGAGATAGAGAAGATACACAAAGAACTGTATTAGAAGCTTATACTAATTTAACATTAAACCCATCATCTGATAACTTTATCAACAGACGTATTGGTGATGGTGAAATATTCCCATTGCGTTCAAGATATATCTTTGTTGAGATGAATGCTGATGATGAATTGCCAAGTAATTCTTTACCTTATGGTGTAGAAGGATATGTTGATACAACAGGATTAGTATTCCCAGACGTAACTTGGTCAAATGCTTATGATTTTACTAAGCCATTGACAAAACAAATGTTAGGTTTACCTAACAATAAAACAAATATGTTAACTAAATTAACTCCAGAATACTTATCTTATAAGAACGTAGGTAATTTAGCTCCAGCAACAGGAAAAGGATTCCACTTGAATCCACAAAATAACGTATTAATCAGTACAGCATTGTATACATTGGTTGATCAAACAATCTATGAAGTTAATCCTCCAACAAACACTAACGCTATTTCAGGGTTAGAAAAAGCAAGACGTTCTAAATACGTTGTAGCTTTAGCAGGTGGATTCGATGCATTCAATGTATATAATGAAAGAGATTGGGCTACAAGCACATCGAAAGATTTTGAAGCTTTATCTTTAGCTATTGACGTATTGGCAGATCAAGAAAGTTTAGATGCAGATTTCTCTGTATTGGTAACTCCTGATATGAATTTTGAAGATCATGCTTCAGCTACTGAGAAGGTACTAGAAATGGTAACTGGTAGAGGAGATGCTCTTTATATCCCTGACTTTAGATATAGTGTAGATGCTATTCCAGATGATGCGAAAGTATCAATTGAAGCGTCTAATATGAAATCTAACTACGCGGCGATTTACTTCCCACACGTACAAATAGAAGATACAACAAACAAAACTAACTTATGGTTACCTCCATCTATTATAGCGTTAGCTACAATAGCTGCGACAGCAACTAACGAACAAGTTTGGCAACCACCAGCAGGTTCATTAAGAACTGTAACTGCTAATTTAGTTAGAACAAGAAGAAGAATGAAGATAGGTGATAGAGAGATCTTAAAATCTGCTAATATCAACCCTATAACATTATTCCCAGGATCTGGATTTGAAATCACTGAATCAAGAACAACTCAAGAAGTTTTCTCAGCGTTATCATTCGTACATAATAGATTATTGTTAGGTTATGCTAAGAAAGCGTTGAACCAAACATTAAGACCTATCTTACACCAATTGAATACTGTAAGCTTACGTAATGCTTTCGTAAATACAATCACTCCTATCTTTGATAGAATCAAAAAACTTAACGGTTTAGAAGAATTCAAAGTATCAGTAATTGATAATCAAGAAGACAGAACAACACTTAACGGTGTAATTGAAATCGTTCCATTGTATCCAGTAGAAAGAATCATTATTGACTTTGTATTGAAAAACGGCTCATTAGATTTTAATCAATAATTCTAAAATATTACAATATTTAATATTAAATGAGTAAAATAAAGCCAAGAGTTGAGAATTTAGTTGAAAAAGCGATTAAAGAATCATCTGACATATTGAATGAAGCTGAAGGCACATCTGTAGATAATACTGCAGATGAAGCTTTCACTTTATTAGATGATGCTAGAAAATCTTTACAAGATGCACAAGCAAAATTATATATGCAAATGCCTTCTATATATCAACAATTGTATGCTACTCAATTAGCTGCGATTTATAATCATGCACATAACGCCATTGCTGAAGTACAAAAGCTAGCAAAGCAAATGCATCAAGAAACTGGAAAATAAAAAAGTTAAAAACACAACAATGAGCAAATTAGATCAAACAATAGCTTTACTTGAAAAAGTAGCTGGACAAAAAGTTACTTTAGTAGAAGCTAAAGAAGAAAAAGAAACTCCTAAAGAAAAGAAAGTTGAAAAAGCGATTGAGAAGGCTGCTAATGTAGCTCCTGCTAATATCGAAAAGACAGCTGCTGGAATTATTCCTCCATCTGCAATTCAAACTATTCAAGTATTCATGGATGAAACTTTAGCTGACATTGCTGAAGGAGTAGCTGAATTACAAGGTTATAGAATCGATGCTAATACAGTTGTATCAGGAGAAGATTTTTATGAGAAAGCTGAAGAGTTACAAGACTCTATTAAACAAATTGCTCGTATGAATACATTCGTAAAGAATACAATCATTGCAAAGAAGTTTGATGCAAATCTTTTAGATATGATTGTTTCTTATAAACATTCTCATGCAACACCTGCAGCTCCAGCAATGGATATGGCTGCACCAATTGCAGAAACTCCTATGATCTAATTGACAAACGAGTTTGTAGAAACAATATTTATTCTAAAGAACCATAAATAAAAAACAAATGAATCTTAATTTAATAAAATCCGTAAACACTGGCCTTAAAAACGCTGGACAAATGTTTTCTACATTACCAAACACGTTTGAAGTAATCAGAAAAGATTTGTGGTCAATTGAATTTCCAATTGCTATGAATATTCCTGAGTCATTGCAAGTAAATGCTGCAAGACCTAAAGTAACTAATGAATCTAAAGAAGTTCAATTTAAGAATCTTTCTACATTCTATAAAGGAAAAACTAAAGTTGATCCTATCACTATTCAATTTAGAGATGCTATTGGAACTTCTATTTATCAAAAATTACTTCAATGGCAACGTGAGCACACTGACTTTGCTACAGGTAAAGGTGGATATGCTGCGACATACAAAAAAACATTAACTCTTAACATGGAAGATCCAACAGGAGCTGTTATTCAAAAATTCTTCTTATATGGTTGTTTCATTACTGAATTAGATGGTGGTGATTTAGATCAAACATCTGATGATATTGCTAACATCTCGGTAACTATTCAATTTGATAGTTTCGACCAAGCATTCTAAGAAAAAAGAATTAAATTAATATCAAAGGCGGAAAGTTATTCCGCCTTTTTTATTATATTTAATATCAAATCATTCTAATGATAGAGTTCGACATTGAAAGTTTTAAAAGCTGGGTAATAAAGAAGGGTAAACATTACTGTTCTAAGCTGTTTAGATTCAGCCCTTACTTGAGAAAAGAAAGATTTTCACAAAACGTAATCTTTACAACTTCTTGCAAATATCATTTAGATTATCCTGATAACTTAGATATTAATAAACTATTTGGTTTATCTTATGGTTATCATCATCGTAACTCTGCTAGATTTGGTTGGCATTACAACGCAGGCAATATACAATTGTTTGCTTATTGTTATATAAACGGAAAAAGAAAGGAATCTTTCATATGTTCTTTAAAGATTGGAACTCAATATAAATTAACTCTTATAACAACATCAAAGAAGTATTGTTTTGTAGTAACATCTAAAGAAACTTTAAGACAAGTTCAAGTTCCACATCCAAGAATCCCGAATTATGGTTATAGGTTGAATCCTTATTTTGGAGGCAATCAAGTTGCACCACAAGAAATGGAAATATTAATACATGAGAATGAGGACTAGAAAAGAAAGAATAAAACAATTATTAGAATCTACACTAAACGAAGTTAGACTTCCGACAGGGTATTTCCTTATTCTTAATAGATTCACAGTTCAAGCTAGTGATAAAGAATGGGCTACTGTATTTCAAACTAATGAAGTTGTTCATTTGGACCCTAATAACAATACTGTTAGAGGATATAACCCTACGTTAAAAAGATGGAACGAAAAAGATATTTCGTTCTCTGAATTAAGAAAACCAGAACAATATAAAGTCTTCACAGATAACTCAAGAAGATTAACACCTGCCGAAGTTAAAGAAAGAGGCTTTAGTGATGCTTTAGAATTTAGTACAACTGTCAGAGCTTTACCTAAGCGTGCTGTTGAGCTTGATTTGGATCCAGGTACTAAACTAAATGTTAAAGTTATAGACTAATGAATATAGCTGGAGTTTATATGATAACAAATCTTGTTAATAATAAAGTTTATATTGGTTCTAGTACAAATATTCACAAAAGAATATGGAGACATAAGTCGGTTTTAAAGAAAAATAAACATTATAACTTACATTTACAAAGCGCTTGGAGTGAAGCTAGAAGACAAGCACAATTAAATAGAAAAAATGATTAGTTTAGATTTAGATAAGGGGGATGAGATCTTAGGCGGTAAGTTTAAAAACCGTAAGATGATTGTGAAGAAGATAGGAAAGGATGATAAAAATCAACCTACTATTAATGATAAGCCTATGTTAAAGTTTAGAATTCCTAAACTTATGGAAGACACAGAATCATTAATTAAACGTTATGGCTTATTTAGTTCTAGTGGATTGTTATTGAAATTTAAGAACGATCCAGCTGAATATATGTTAAAAGGATTGACTCCAGATAGACAAGGAGTCTTTGTTAGTTTAAAGAACCAAAATCAAACATATAGAAAGAAAATATCTGATTTAGAAAAAGTAAACCGTAAGCCCATTATTGAGAATTCTTCATATTTAAAAGAAATGCCAACAACAGATTCAATAGTAAGTAAACTAGGTAGTACTACTCGTACTGCTGAAAAGGATTTTATCCCTGAATTATCATTTGCATTCAGAGATGCTTTTAGTAGCTTCTTAGATGTTATGCAACATGATAGC